GGCGCAAAGTGATTTCAGCAATTCAAGACAAAGCGATCTACGGGGTAGCTTGCCTAATATTTCTGCTGTATCTCGTTTTGTTTTTCACTTTACTCGTAATGGACAGAAAAGTCAGATGGGGTTTCTAGTCGCTCTCATTGCAATGGTGATTGTGTTCGCCTTGATGCTTCCTTTGATTGGGAGCATTTACTACGACACGCTTGCTGTGCAGAAAGAAAGCAAGATGCAAATTGAGCGCATGGAGCGACTTCGCCAACAGCTAGAGCAAGACCGTAAAGATTTGGACAGAATGAAAAATGAGTCAAAATAAATTCTTGTGGTGCGTGATCGTCATCTCCATTGCGGTGATTCTGCTTTTGGGTGGATGTGAGGACAGATATAGATATGTTTGTCAGAACCCCGATAAGTTCGATCTACCGGAATGCCAAAAGCCGAAGTGTTTATTTACGCAGACTTGCCCCGAGTATCTTGTCGCCCCAATTCTGACAAACAAGATTGAACCCCCAAAGGTTGAAAAGGTTGAAGATGACAAAAAGTAAATACACACCCGAAGATTTAGAAGTCCGGATATGGGGCTTTGTGGTGGTCATGATTACGATCATTCTTTTCGGTATCGTTTTTGCACTGCTCTATAGTGTTACTTTCGTAGTACAACCTATCAAGAGTATGGCACCGATAGATCAAGCCTATACTAAGATGCTTAACGATATAGTATTACTTATTGTTGGCGGTATTGGTGGCATCGTTGGCAAACGGGCAGTGGGGGCCGTTACTAACACAGTAAGCCCAACGCCTCCCGCTACAGTTACTGCGCCTTCTACACCCGTTTCTGTGGCTCCTACGCCATCAAACGCTTTGCCCGTGTGGGTCAATCCTCCGCTTGATGAAAGCTGGACACCCCCACCTCCCCCCAATACCCCACCCCAACATTTAGAGTCTGATTCTGTGCGGGAAGAAATCGCTGCTGCTCGGCATGAGGTGAAGAATGCTTAACCCGTACTTCATCATTGGGGCGATGATTGCTGTGGGCGGTGCTTATGGGTACGGGCATCATGTTGGATGGGGTGATAGAGATGCTGAAATGCAAGTCGAGATCGCCAAAAAGAACGATGAAGCAAGAGAAAAAGAGCGTGAACTTGCCCAACAATTGAACGAACAATCAACCAAACTTTCGGAGGCCAACAATGTCATCACTCAAAAACAATCTAGTCTTGATTCTGCTATTCGTGCTGGTCGGCTGCGGCTCCCGTCCACAAGTTGCGTACAAGCCACCCCAAATGCCCCCACTCCCACCGGAGATAGCTCAAAAGAAAGAAGTGAACCTAACAGACCGGTTTATGAAACTACTGACTCCGAACGAGCAACCCTCCAAGCAATCGCCGAAATAGTGGCTCAAGGGGACAAAAACACCGCGCAGCTAAATGCGTGTATTGACTCGTACAACAAAGTGATGGAGGTGATGAATGCTAACCGCTGAACAACTAAAGAAACTCCACATTGGGGCTGAATGGGTCGATGCACTCAATGAGACCTTTGGTAGATTCAATATCTCCACCAAACGCCAACAAGCTGCCTTTATCGGGCAATGCGGACATGAATGCGGACACTTCAAGACATTGGAAGAAAACCTAAACTATCGCGCAGAAACTCTGATGAAGCTGTGGCCTAAAAGGTTTCCCACTTTGGACTTTGCCAATCAGTATGCTCGGAACCCTAAGAAGATCGCCAATATGGTCTATGCCAACCGCATGGGCAACCGTGATGAGGCAAGCGGGGATGGATGGCGTTTTCGCGGTCGGGGTGCAGTCCAATTGACCGGTCATAGCGGGTACTATCACGCCGGACAAGCATTAGGGGCTGATTTCGTAATGGAACCCGATCTAGTCGCCACACCCAAATACGCGGCTTTAACAGCGGGTTGGTTTTGGTCTACGCACGACTGCAACCGTCTAGCAGAGGAAGCAAATTGGACGGGTCTCACAAAGAAGATTAACGGTGGGACGATAGGGCTTGAGGACAGAATAAACCACACCAATCAAGCCTTATCTGTCTTGTGACGCTTGACCATTCTGAGGACATTTTCATGTGAGATGAAGCGATGCCCGTTGTAGCATTCCCTTCGTCTGACAAGCATATTCTCAATCGTCTTAGTGTGTTGAACAAACGAGATTGCACCGCACTCGGGGCACTTCATGCCGCTATTGTTGGTACTCTTAGGATTCATTGAGGGCAAGCCAAACCATAAAACAGATGACAGAAATGGCTAGTGCGATTCCTACGAATCCCAAACCAAAGATGATTAGAACGGTCTCAATCACATAACCCCCCTCATTTCCCATCCGGCTAAAAAGTAGTTCCATCGGGTCGTGATGGCAGAGTTAGTAAATTTCTTACCGTCCCAATATAGTTCTTCTGCTGAATAACCTTTGCCCGTCATTAGGGCGATAAATACTTGTCTTGCTTTCATGCTTGTCCCCTTGCTCTAATGGCATCGCCGTATGTGCTACCACCCTCTTTAAGAATGTGGTCTACCATATTTGCACACTCCTCACGCTCATGCTGTGCTACCAGTTTGGCAAAGTGATAGCGGGTAAACATCTCACCATCTTTGATTGACTCTTTCATAGCCTTTTGCCACATAGTGTCGATTTCGTCTTGTGTCATGGTTTCCAATCCTCATACCAACCATCAACATACATATCATGAAATCCCCATGCAAATAGCCATGTCCAACTAAGTGCAGCATCTCGGGGATAGTTAATCTTTGCCATCATGAGGCAAAGTTCTTTACTCGGAGGTGGTGCTTTCATTTTGTTTTGAGTCCTCTTATGTACACAGTAAACGACTGAATCGTGTCTTTGCCAAACGCGAGAGTGCATTTCTCAATGTGTTGGGCGACTTCTTCAATCACTTCATTTCGCGCATTGTTTTCAGCGTATCGGATTATTTGGTGTTTGCGCGACCCTTGAAGACCCCAATCGCCTTGTCTGCGACTGAGTTCTTCAAACGCTTCATCTTCCGGACTCAAAATCCAATGTCCTCATCGTTATCAGCCGGTAAGCCTTTATATTCTTTGGGCTTTGGGTCGTTCATGTATGCCCAACCGTCCCACCCCGCATAGATCGGCATTACATCGAGTTTGAGCATGGGGCCGTTCTTTGTGTCGATGACCGAACCAATGCGGATGTATCGTTTCTTTTCTTCACCCTTTGCGTTGGTATATGTACCCGCAACTACGGTAACTTCTTTAAGCAGTGCCATTTTTTTCTTTCATTAAAAGTTCAAGTTTTTCGTCAAGGTCGGAGAGAAACTTCACCACTTCGGCATCCATTTCGCTGATTAGCTTCTCATCTCGCTCGACTCGTTTGGTAAACATTTCCAACCCCTTTAATCGCGGGTCAAAGGAAACGAAATCACACCATTCTTTACCCGTACATCTAAGCTGAAACTGAATTTGCTTGATGTACTTTGCGGGAACCTTTTTGTTTAGCAGTGTGTCGATGTGGGTGGAAGTATTGGGACACTTGATCTCAATGATTCCATTACCCACAATCCCATCGGGAGAGGCTCCGGCTTTCTCAATGTCCGGATGAGCAATAAACCCCACTTGATCGACTAACACTGAATTGACCATCTCGTAGTGCGCTCGGGCCATTGGCTCGGTCTCTGTACCCCATGCCATTGCACTGTTGGTAAACGACTCAGCTACTTCACCCGTTAAACGCTCACAAATCAGTTGGGCCATGTAATCGTCCCGTGACGCACCATAACCCCCCGTTTTTAGCTTTGCCATCACATCTGAGACGCGAGAGGCCGTCACTTTACCCAAACGGGCGGCGAACCATTCCGGTGTACCTTTTTCCATTACAGACTCGCTTTCTTCAAGTCTTTGGCAACAATGATGGCGTTCTTTGCGGCTGCATCATGTCCGGCTACCTTAATGGCCTCAAAGTAAGCTGCCTTTAATTCTTCCTCTGTGGTGGCTGCATCAATGGAAGCGATTAGCGGGTCAATAAGGACGGTCTTTGGTGCGACTGAATGGGTATGGGCATCGGCATCGTTGTCGGCCTCTGTGGGGATGCTAAAGGCTTGAAAGGCTGCATACTTGTACGCTGCTGACATAGCCTTATTGGTGGCTTTGTCTCCGCTGTCCATTGCTTCGCCAAAGGTCTTGACGGTGTGCTTTGACCCATCCTCTGCTGAGACAAAATCAAACTCAACTTCAACAGTCACATAGAACAATGCGCCACCCGACTTGCTTGCTCGCTCAACACACTCGCGGGTAAGAACACGGGGCAGAATACAAAGGCTGTGCTTTGCCAATAGGGGCGCAATGGCGTTATACACATCGTCAATGCCCCTAAAGTTATATCCGCTGCCCTGCATATTCCTGCGGTCTTTTGTGATGCCTACGGATGACAATTCTGATTGAACAGCGTTAATGGCTTTGTAAACTTTCATTTGGAATCCTTTGCAATAAGTTCGGTTTGGAGGGTTTTGATTTCTTCGCGTGAGTTTTCAATATGGCTACACAACACACGAATATGACTCTCAAGCATCTGAATGCGGTACAGCAGTCGCTCAACAACTTGATCGGCATCATGTTCACGGTACAAAGTCTCTGATGTTTGTTTAACAGAATTTATGAGGTAATCGGCGTTCATGCTGTGATTGCTTTCAAGTTGTTGATACGATTATTGATTTCTGTAACTGTCTTTTGGTAGTCTGCCATCACCTTTTGTTTTTCTTTTTCCAAAGCGGCTATTTGCTGTGCGCGAGGGTCAAAGTTATCGGGGACTTCAATCTCAATCTCTTGCTCACAAATGTATTGCCGATAGTCGGTGTCATCAAACTTGTGTGAATAAACAAGATACTGCTCTTTGTCTTCCCACTCGTATTTTTGTTGGTGAATGTAAACTGTGATTTTGATTTTCATTTTCATGGCCTCCAAATAAAACAATCAAGGGCAACAACGATAAGGGCTATGAGGCTCACCACACGCACTACCTTGTCGGCAATGGTCAGACGGGCGACATGAATCTCAATGCAAGCACCGTTCTCCAAACTGTTGGGGAATGCTTCGGTGAATGTGCGGGGGAATTTGGTTCTATTAAGCATGGAAGTCCTCAATCATGGCGATGTGGTGTTTCTTGATCTGTGAATAGATAAGTGCTTGATCTGCTGCGGTGAGTTCATAAGTGACCTCAGTTCCGGCGGGTTCATCTTCAAAAGCCTCAACCGTGTAAGCGAACCAATCGTAGACTTCGGAGAGACCGACAGACTCATCGGCTTCAAAGTAGTCAAACTCGACCATGAGATAACCGTAGTCGATGCTGTGGACTTCGGTGGAGTAGGTTAGATTTTTCATTTGCTTCCTAAAAGACCCTATGCGTTGTGCTGGGGAATGAATGTACTGTATCACTACATCTAGCACTGTGCATTAGGACTTTCCCTAATGTGTGAAAATACAACATCTAGCACAATAAATCATGTTTCCACATTGCTTCCCCAATGAACAGCACTACCGTGAGTGGGTTGGTTACGCCAAAATCGTAGCTGAACCCGTACACATCTGTGAGGACTGCACTAAGGATTTTCAGAGGGAAATGCTCTTAGAGGAACGGTGCAAACCCTCACCGAAGTGGTGGATTGGAAAAAAAGTAGTTGCATCGGATTCGAACATTGATGTAAGATGAAATTTGGAACACGGCTAGATGTGGGTTGATCTCCACATCGAAAAGGGTTACACCTTCCCCTGCCGCAGTTCTCTTTCAAAGGTGGTGAAAAAGGTAAAAATGCACTCGTTCCAATTCCATATTGGCGACTATAAGTCGCACACACACCATCTGTCATTGATCGAAGATTTGGCTTTTCGCCGACTTCTCGACCACTACTATCTGCACGAAGTACCCATCAAACAGCGCGACATTGCCCGTTTAATAGGCATGAGAGACCATGAACAAGAGGTCTTGACAGTGTTGGATGAGTTCTTCATTTCCACCGAGCAAGGTTACATAAATCCCCGTGCCGATGAGGAAATTTCCAAATTTCGCAAGTTCATTGAGGACGGAAAAAAAGGTGCTGCAATGCGGTGGCATAAGCCCCCCATTAGGGAGGTTGATAGCCCCCCTATTGCCACCCCAATAGCAACCATAAACCATAAACCAATAACCAATAACCTTATTAAAGAATCTAAAGATTCTTTGTCGGCAGGATTGCCGACTTGTCCCCATCAAGAGATTTTGAATCTTTACAAAAAGCATCTACCCCAACTTGCTCAACCGCGAGTGTGGGATGGGGTTAGGCAGACCAACCTACGGCAAAGGTGGTTGCAAGCTGCCAAACCGTCAGTGTTCAGCCCCAACGGGTATGACAATCAATCCGATGGGCTGGCATGGTGGGATTCGTTTTTTGCCTACATTGCCAACGATACGAAGCTGGCAAACGGGTTTGAAACGAAAGATCGGACATGGCGACCCGATCTAGTGTGGATTGTCAATGCAACAAATTTCGCCAAAATTATTGATGGGAAGTACCAAAAATGAGCTTTGCTAAACCGGAAACCAAAAAAGACCCAATTGACGAAATTCAACGCTTGATGTGTTCCGTCCCCGGATGCAATCGCAGATGGTCGGTTGACATGGGGAAACCTATGTGCAGTCAGCACCAATGGGAGGGAAGCAAGCCCGTTAAGCGCGACCTAAAGGCTTTACTGCCAAGCACTCGACCCGTGAAACATTGGCTCGATGAGGAATTTTGATGAATTATTTTGAAGCACACGAATTGCTGGAACGAGTCAAGCATGGACACAGACCTCCCATCGAAATCATCAACAAAGCATTGTGTCTTACTGGAGACCTATGTTTCACACTATGCGACTTTGGCGATGACGAAGGGGTGGCTCGACTACACCCGTCAACAAGTCAAGGAAATGAGGGATTCGAGCGAAATGTGGGCAGACCTACCCCGTTTGGTGAAGGAGCGCATTGATGGACATAAAAACGCCGAGAGGACGCGAATCGCTGAAAGCGGAACATCGAGCGATGGAGATATTCGCTAAACACTTTCCGGATTACGAGTATTGCGAAACACCAAAAGACAAACCCGCAGACATTGACGCGATCTTGATTAAACAAAATCAGATCATGCGGGTGGTCGAAACCAAATGCAGAGACATGACCATTGAAGAATTTATCGGACGATTTAACTATCAATGGTTGGTGACATTCGATAAATTGGAAAAGGGGCGCAGAATATCTCACGCACTTCAAGTTCCATTTATCGGATTTTTGTATTTGATGCCATCCGATTTACTTCTCGTTCAACAAATATCAAACGAATATAGCTATGTGCCGGAGATAACGCTTATGCAGACCGAAACACAAAAAACAATTAATGGCGGTCGAATAACTCGATCAAACGCATATATCGACATGAGCAACGCGACACAATTAAAATGATTCAAATCCATTTCACTGTCCCACAAGTCGCCGGAAAGGGCAGACCCCGC